GTATTTGTTAAACCAACAACATTTAAAGCAGTTTGAAACTGACCCGTACTTTCCCCGACGACAGCGCCTGAAAAGGCCCCAGTTACAGCAGTTAGGCCTGAAGTGGTAAAATTATTTACTTCTAAATCTGCGGCTAATTTGTTTGTACCTGTACTGTCTCGATCCTTAAAAACTAGTAAAGAGTCATCTAATACTTCTGTACGTACTTTAAGATCGTAAGAAGCTCTTAAATCGACCACACCAGCTACTGCAGTGTGTGTTGAAGAAGAATCTAAATATGTTCAAGCAGAAGATTGAAATAAATAACTAGCCCCTACTGTTCCTGTCTTTACCAGGGCTAATGGGATTTCATTAGAGCCGTAAGTAATATCCGTTCCACTAGCTAAAGCTACCCAAATAATAGTATAAGAATCACTAAATCTTGTGTTCTTTTGAGAATAAGGATTATCACTAACAGTGTCGAACAAAAAACTATTTTGTGCAGCAACAGGGCTTCCGCCCAATTCCGCATATCGTAATTTAACTAAGTATACTGTCGAAGCAGCTGGACTTGTTAAAGAGGTTTCCTGTGTAGAAGGTAATGTGTAAAACTCACCGTTACCAAAAAAGACAGTACCACCTTGTACTTGTATACGAGTTTCTAAACCATCTTGAGTATATAAACTGATTTTAAAATCATTTTCCCCAGTTACTAAAGCTCCATTATTTTTTAGTATAGGTAATCCATTAGAGGTTCCTAATAAAAGACTCAGTCTATTGTTTATATTAGCCTGTATTTTAGTTTGAAGATCTTCAAATACAGTCTCAAAATTTTGTTTAGTACCTGCTGGTATTTTTATTTTATTCATAATTATTCCTTAAGCTTTTTCAATTTCAATTGTGGCACCGTAGAAGTTATGCACGGTAGGTCCGGTATTATAAACTTCGAATATAACATACTTAAAACCACCAGCAACCATTACAGTAGAATCACTTATATTATATGGTGTTATTGATTCACTAGAATCCGCTGAGACGGAGTCTGTTCAGGTCGACGAAAGACTGGTGCGATCCTCATTCTTTACACTACATTCGTGAACTTTTCATTTAACTAAGGTATTTGATGCCCAAAGACAGGCTCCTGTTGTTTTAAATCCAATTGGAAGTGGTATATATGCATAAGTGTATCCAAGAGTTTCGAGCCTATAATAATCATATGGAGATCCGCGCACACCTGTATCTGTATGTGAATATCCCTTTTCAAATGCTATAGTAGATAATTTAATACGTGTTTTATCTCCGAAGTATCCTGCACTTTCTTCTATAACAGCCCCAGTTTTAGATGCTGTCCATATATTATTTACACCAGAGATTGTATCATCAATGATATTTGTACTTAAATTTGTGATAGTTACATCACCCAGCTGCACTCCGGAAGCGTTAACAGATATAGTTGCGTTTCCTGGCTTGACATCTCAATTTCCTCCAGCCAGTTGCATACTATTTCCAAATACCGAGGATGCCACCTTATCAGTGGTAACGGCGTCTGTCGCTAGTTTAGCTTCCACCACCGCACCTGTTCCTATTTTTGCTTCCGTAACAGAAGCGCTTGCTAGTTTACCTGTGGTAACTGCTAAATTACCAATTTTAGCTGTAGTAACTGAAGTTGCAGCTAACTCTGCAGTATCTATCGCAAGATTTGCCATTTTAGCATTTGTTACGGCGTCATCTTTAATTTGTGAGGTGCCTACTAAGTCTGCACCTAAAGTTGCAGTTGCGTCAATAGTACCTTTATAAGTTCCGGCACCTGTCGCATTAATATCTCCGCTCACATCTAGCGTTCCACTAATTGTTAATCCAGCAGCGACTAATGTTTGCATAACAGAGCCATTCAAGCTTTGAAGCCAGGTAGTCCCGTCCCACACTGTTTGAAGTGTGTTTGTATTTACAGTATACTGCTCACTAATATTTTGTCCAGAAGCTACTTCATATATTCCTGAAAAGTCATTTAACATCGACTGTGGTTTAAAATGGAAATCTGAAGTAGGAGCCACTGTGTGATAGCCCAAAGCAAGTTTAGTTCTAGCTCGAACGTTTCCTGCGAAATCTGTTGCGAATCCTGTTGTAATGGCTGAAGCACCTTGAACTCATGTTTGAGATGCACTTGATAAAACAGCATCTGTTTCTAAATCTAAATGTAATCAATTGTTAGTAGCAGAAGCCTTAACTCCGTTTCCACCACTAATAGTCAAGTTATAAATAGTATCATCATCTACTTTTATGTTAGTTATGCTATTATTACCCAATCCATTACGATATGTTAAAACATTAAATAGTGAATCATCTCCCAAATCCTTTCTACCGATATCTAATAAGTTAGTACCGCCACGTCCAGCAGAAACCATGGTTTTATTTGTTAAGGTTTGTGAAGCAGTAGTGCCTACAAGCACTCCTTCCGCTCCTGTGATAACTCCCTCATTAACCTCAATAGCAGCTTCTATGATTTCGAAATTACTTTGAATTCCGCTCAACGCGATATTTGGAGTCTGTGTATTTACTAAGGCTGTTAATGCGTCCATTTATTTCTCCATTATGGTAATAGTGTAAAAGGTAAACGACAATCTCCTATAGCAAAATCGTCGTGATCTCAAGTGTCAAAAGCAGTAACTCCTGATACTTTAATTTCTGCTATAACTCTTGTTGTATTATATGTATCATCAATACTTAGTCGAAAATCATAAATAGTATCAACCGGAGGATCTGTTAGATCCGCGCTCATCCCTAAAGTTGTTGAGCTTGATATAGGACTCAATAAGCTCGAACTAGTTAGCAATGCAATAGTTGGAGCTGTCTGTTCTCATGTCTTTATTAATATATCATTTTCCAAGTCCGAAAGCAACCCAGAAAGAGAAATATCTGCACCAGCTGGATCGTATCAACTTGTTACATCACCAGTAATTGTTCCACTTGGTGCTGCATTAATTATTTTAGGTTTGCTTCCCGCTGGTATAAAATTAGTTAAAAAGTATTCTATTAAATCTGAGTTTGGGGTATTAGCATACTCAACACGATTGGAATGATGAGCACATAATAAATGATAAAGCTCAATATTATTTACAATAGAGCCTTCAGTATCACTAATAGTGATTTCCGCTCCTTCATTTTCATGTTGAGTGCACTGCATATACACAGTGTCTGCATGGGTTGAATTTGGAGTAAATACCAACTTGTCTAAATAAATTCTTTCAGATGTATCTTCTGCATAAGTAGTGCCCGCATATGGTTCTAATTCATTGTACAGTACCGCGCCTTCTCACGTAGTGCCATCTAAAAACTTTCAAGTGCGCACTACAGCGCTACTATCTGTCAACACACCAGAAACAGTGCCACCTAAAGTGTGTGTGCTTAAAGCAAAATTATGGTCTTTGTTATGATAATTAAAGGTGTAACTGATGTTACGAACTAAAGTCAACATTTTAAAACTCCCCATCAAGATTTTTAGAGCGCACAGTTAAATCTAGTTTCTCAATAAATTTAGGAGTTACTCCTAATTCATTTATATGATCTATACCTACATCGAATTCTAATACACTTCCTGTTTTTGTCATATAACCAGAAACAGTATATTCGTCTATCAAATAATCTACTAAACTGATTCCAGAACAGATAACATCAAATTTAGATACCGACTGACCATCTACTATGTTTAAAAGTAAACTATCTGTAATTTCATAAGTTTGTGTTGTATTATCAGATAACAAAACATCAACATAATTATAATTACTTATATTTGTAATAGAAGATATTACTCCCGATTCATATACAAAAGGAAGTCCTTTTACTAAGGAGTACGCAGCTTCCAAATTTGAAACTGTAGGTGAAGACCTTAACTTAGAGGAATAGGCATATGACCAGTTCTTTAAATGAGTTGCATATGCTAAGCGTTTTTGAGTATAAGTTAACGCACCTGTAGCATAACCACTGGCGTATGGTTGATAGTGATTATTTAAAACAACATCTTCTGGAGTATCCGCACCAAACCCTGGAAAGTATATACTAAATAAGGATGGCAATAAACTATATCCAGATAAGGCTAAAAACTTTTCTCCAGCCTGTAATGGTTCTTGCTCTGCTCTATAAAAAATAACATTAGAAATATCATCTACCACACTAATTGCTAAAGAACCAGAGGGGTTGTTATAATAAATAGTATCTGGAGTTAAGGCTGTTGGAGTATAATCAACAGTAGTCGAAGTGCCGGGCGTTGTTAAATTACTTCCAACACTTGTAAGAGCAAAATTATCTATTGTAGTTAATACAAATACATACCTAACACCTCGTTTAAGGGTTATAGATCGTCCTTTAACATTATTAATTATAAAACTATCGCCACTAACTTCTTGTGTTACGTCGAACTTGACTTTATGTAGGTTTTGTAAAAACTTTATTTTATGTAAATCTTCTACTTCATAGTGAGTCTGCTCTGTTAATACTTGAGAAGTTGTGTAACCACTTAGAGTGGGAATAGACACATAAGCTCTTTCATCGCCAAGTTGATATCTAAAAGTCTTTACAGCTGTATTGGTTGCTGGCAATGTTCTAGTTAGTGCTGTAATTCCCACATCAGTGTAAGAATTTGTTTCTACTGAATCCAATAAAGCTAAAGTGCCTCCAACTGTACGTCCATATACATTATAGTGAGAGGCTCCTGTAACAGCGCCCCATCCTAAATTTATATTATTAGCACTAAGATCCGTTCCTCCACTAATTACTACAATTGAGTTTGAAACAGGTGTTTCTCCAAAATCTGTTATGGCACTTATTTTATAAGCATAAGACTCCCCATTAAGTACTGTAGCTGAAGGTGACCCAGAAAGAGTAGTTGGGATATCTAAAAATGTTGTATCAATATTTATATTATTTCCTGTGAAAACAATATTATATGACTGATAAGCATGTTCTAAATACCCAGTAGTATGTTGCAAATACGTAGTTAAATCTGCTTGAAAAAGTTCAAACAACAACCCCTCAACACCTGTGTATACTGCTGATCAATATTCTTTCAGTGTAGTTTTAGTAGCTTCGTCTAAGTTATTATAAAAAGAACCGAGACTATCTAGTATTCGATCTGTACTTATAACTGGTTGTGGGTTAAAACTCATTATACTTTAGAGATACCTGTTAAATAGTTTACATGTGTATAAAATCTGCTCACATTCGCAATAGGAATTGTATAAGTAGAGGCAACTCTTACAGTTGTTTTTACAAACACCGGATCATACTCAATAGCATTAATGTCCATGTCTACATTTACATAGGTAGCTCCATTATCATACAGGTAACTTATCAAATCCGACTTGTCGAAAGTAAGGGCTGTTAGTGCATTAAAATAGCTCGCAACTACATCAGTTGCTTCTCCAACACTCAAAGATCCTGAAAACTCTAGTTTTGTAACTTGAATTATAGTAGGAGGCATTACTTTTACTAATTGGTCTGCCGATGGGTATCTTCTACTTACATCGTTAATGTATGTATCTATGACATCTCCACTTCCAAGATATCTATAACTTACTTCTATAAGAGTTCCAGTCATGTCATCTAAATCAAATGTTAATGTATAGTTTGCATTTTTTGAAAAGGTAGCACCTGTATTATTATTTGTAACAACATAAGAACTGGCATCAAACTCTACTTGAGAAATAAATTCTCTCACACTTGTAATGGTTTGAATGTGGTTATGGGTTCCCGTAAGTGCCTGTAAGTTTAAGGTATTTCCTGTAACAGATCCTACCACAGAGCCTTCCACAATACTTAGTGGATCGTGTACGTAAATATCTCAAGCGTTTCCTCTATGCATAGCTAGTTCGGATCCGTTATTTACTTCGACATAGTAAGTACGTAAACTATGTTCTGTGTCATTAGGAAAAGCAGAACCACTGTTTATGGCCGCTGCCGCAATATAAATGTAATTATCAGCATCTAAATAATCACTCAAACCTGTGACAGTTTTAGTAAGCTTAGCTAAAGCAGTGTTGCTTCCTATATTGTCAATTGTATAGGTATTGGTTCCAATATTTTCCCAAGCGGCTGTAGTTTGATTATAAACTAGAGCTCTTACTTTGCTATGGCCTTCACCATTGAGAGCGTATTGTACAGGATCATATCCTATTCCGTAGTAATTTAAAACAGCAGAAGAGCCTGGAGTGAAGTACTGCCCAGCTAAATACATTTTAAATAAGTGCATGGAAAAAGATTCTTCAAAAGAACTGATAGTTAAGTTATCTAAATATCATTCATTGTTTCGCGTTTCAGCTACTGCCACTCCAAAATGATTTTTATAACTAGTAATTACACCTGTTCCGGTATCACTCGTTATAGCATCTCCAGATACAGGAATATAAGGAGGATAGGTAGTACCCCTATCTATAACTAAAGAAGCGGTAACATCATAACTGCCGGAATCGTTATCCCAAATCCAACCTTGGAAACCAAGTTTTGGAAAGACTTTTAATTTAAATCCATAAGTTACATCTGGAACAATCCAAACTTTTGCAGCTTGTAGAAACTGGTTAGTTCCACCTGTTTGGTCTCAAAGCTGATCTCTACCTACTCAAACCTCATCTTGTAAAATATCATTATCTACTAAGTAAACATTGTATTTTCAGTAAGCTTTCGGCAAACCTACACCAAACCAACTGTCATCAAAATCTGTTTGATACTCTTCTACAAATTGTGCGGTATCTAATAAAAGCTGATTAGATGCACCAGGATAAGTTGCTCCGGAGTCTATTAAATAACCATTAATTCTAACTAAATAAGCTGGTTGTTTTCTCCAAGCAAGACCATACCCATCATGTGGTTTATAAACTACAGAATTTCTCAATACTGTTATATAACACATTTCACCATCATCAGTATTATCTGTTGTAGCCATTGTTAAATTAATTTCAATGCCAGTATGCTGATCTAATTGTTTGTGGAAAATAGGAGACACATTATTAAAATAAGTGTTATTAAGTAAAACTCCCAATTGTTCATTCCCTAAATCTTGTTCTGTCGGATTACCGGAATTTATTAATTCATAAATACTTGTTAATTCGCTTAAAACAATAGATATTTCTTCAGTTATACTACTTTCGTCAATTACTTTTCCAAGTCGTAATCGGTTGTTAGCGATGTCTATACCAAATTCATCCACATATTGCGGATTTTGGTCTAGCCGCACCCCATCATGAAATTGTCACATACCAGATATCATCATAATAGCCAGTGGATCTTCGGCCGCACTATAATCAAAAAGTTCTCTCACATAAAATTCTAATGATGATTCAATATAATCAGTGTCTGCAAGTAAATACATTCCCTCATACATGGCATTTGAAAATTCCTGAGATCATGCTCCAGGATCTGGACTAGAGACAGTATCTGACTCATCTGAATCTGTAAAGTAGCCTAAGAATGCTGTGTGCTTTTTATCGTATTTTCCAGTATGCATTCCGGAATATGTGTGTAAAAAATCTTCAGATCTATAAGTTGTAAATTGAGTATAACTAGTGGTTAAATCTCGGATCATGCGATCATGCCCAGCACCCACTACCTCTACGTCTATAACAGAATCAATTAAATCCTGTATGCCGTTTTTGATAGCATCTGGTGATGCTAATGAATAGTTTAAAACAGTGTTTCTTATTCTGTTAAAAAATGTTTCGTTATCCTCTCGTAAAGAACCTCCAATAAAACTGGCAACATTGACAATCTTTACAGGAGAACTTTGTGAGGCTCCTCTAATAGTGAAAAGAGTTCCAACCTCAACGTCATTTAGACCGGCCTCCTTGGCTTGGATTAATAAGTTTCCAGTATCATATAAAGGATATTCGCTGCTGTTTAGTTGCATCTGAACTTGGGAGATATAAAAATCACTTAGAGTTTCGAATTCTACTCCACCACTACTTACTAAAATTGTACCCTTAGATAATTTAAATGGACGTGGAGCAGTAAAGGATGCTTTTACGTATCCATAGGACTTGGTTCCGGCTGTTCTATAAACCATAAAGTTAGCAGCAACAGCGTCCAGCTCTCCTTCTGATAACAGAGATAAATCGCTAACAGTTTGTCTTGCGATAATCGCATCGTGCTCTACTTGATAATCCGCTAAAGCGTGGCTTATTGGATTAACTAATATGTCAGAAATTACACTTCCATCACTAACATTAATGTTTTGTTCTTTTAATTTTTCTTTTATTAAATTAACAATTTCTATTTGATTCATAAATACTCCTATGGCAATGTAATTGCGACAGTGCTGTTTGTCGCGGTAATAATGGACAAACTAATAATTCAACCACCGACAACGGCATCGAAAATAATATTATCTAATGTAATATCGACTACGGTTTCTTCCGGCTCTAATACAATTCCATCAATTTCCATTTTTTCTTGTTGAAGCTTTACATCTTCTACTAGTTTTACTAAATAAACTGGAAACATTTCCTTTAAAGCATCAACTTGGCCAGGATGTGTTGTAGTTCCAAAAAAGCTAGCGATTTCACTGCCGTAACTACTGTCAAAGAAGTTAGATCCTCTTTTTGTGAGCATCATTTTAGCTAAACGCTGTTTGAGCAAAGTGGTGCCACTGGCCAGTTCCCCAGCACCATCTAATGTGTACTGTAAGTAATCTGATCCCGCAAGATTTTTAATTAATTTTATATCTCGTAATCCGGCCATTATGCCATTAACTCCTCTACTTGTTTTTCAGCTGATTGTAATACTTGATACTTATCACTTAACGCAGCTAAACTTTTATCTTTATAAGAAACCCATTCCTTTAATTTATCTATTCCATAGCCCTTTTCCAAGCTAATTCCAAAAAATTTTCCTCAATTCTCTAAAAAAGCGATATTCACTCCTTCTTTTTCTGATAAACATTTGATAAAACCAATACCTTCTGTTGCTCTGGCAGTGTCGTCCAATACGTCAACCAATCCAGATAAGTCTCCCTTTTTTAGCGTTTCATTAATATTAGCTATGTTTAGTTTATCTCCTAACCCTTCCAACAATTCTTCTAAAATTCTTCGCAAAGCTGGAAACGAAGCAATAGCTTCTATTTTGTGTATTAAGTTATTAGCCAAAACAAGTTCTTCGGCATCTTTAGTTATCTGCTCGTTAAGAGCAACTCGTATAGATTGAACTCCCGCTGTGAAATATGGTGATTGAGTGAGAAGTATTACAACATCAAAAGATAGAGGACCTAAAAAACGTTGGGCTAACTCAAACGCTGTATCACCAGGCTCTTTTGGAGCTGTGTGTTTTTCTACAATATAGCTCTCCAAAGAATCCAAAGCAAGAGTGGCTTGACTAAAACTTGACAAAGTTGCGGTTGGATTAAACTCGTAAGCTGTTCCACCAATAGTAACAGAAAGCTGTTGATCGCCTATAATAAGATTTAATAAATTTCTAGCACCTACTAAGTCTGTGTTTCAAGAAACTTTGTGACCTTGAATATCTAAAAAGCTTTTATCCTCTTCCGTAGCGATAAAAGTCTGCATCGTGTTTTTTACTTTTAATAAGTTAAGGTGTGCAGGTCAAAGAATCGATCTCCCAATGCCGGCTGCTGCGTTTAAAAATTCCCAATTAGTAGGAAATAGCAATAGTGCCGCCTCTGCTGTTTTCCCAGCCATCATTAATACTAACCAAGTTAAATCTTTAGTTTTGTTATCAGTAAAGAATGGATCTACATTTTTTGTTCTAATTTCTGGAAAGATATTATCAATAATTGTGTCTGGTATTTTGAGTCTTTTATTGATCTCCTCCCTATTCGATGCATTTAAAGAAAGCCATACTGGGAATTTTTTAATTAAAATATCCGTAGATTCTGAAACAATTTCCTTTAATAAAACAAGTCTAATAAATTCTGGGAACACATTAAATACTTTACGCAATAGCCCCGTCACAATTGTTTGTCTATTTTCTTTAAAATTGTCTCCGTAATATTTATCTTTAATCGCTGTTTTTAATCCAGTCATATAATCGGACAAGCCTTCAAAAAAGTTAGAACTCGTGGCCAAGCTGTTAGTAATAGTTGGAATCTCTAAACCATACTCATTGTGAATTTTAACTAACTCGTTGGAAAATACTGAATAATTTCCACCAGTAAGGTCATCAATTGCTAAATTTATTTCATTCTTCGCTATGTCTAGATTAGAAACATTTAAAGACAGCTTTTCAGTGGTATCATTAGAAACTGTTTTTATATATTCAGAAGCTACTAATCTACTTGCTGTTTTAACATGTCCCAGACTTTTAGTTATTTCAGGAAAAGCAATATCTCTAAAATCTGAATCAAATAAATCTCCTAAAGCATCCATAAATGCCAGTAAATATCCCAACTCTCGAACTAAAATTTCTGATAATTGTATACGCTGTGTTAAAGAAACACTTAGTTGTTTTGCAGCTAAATAAATTAAGATGATCTCGAAACTAGGTATAGCTGTAATTGCCATAGTAACTGCTGCCACGGTGGCGGATAGAACATTTTCAAATAACATTTTATCAACAGTAAGTTCTACCATTGCGTTGCCGGCTCCTGAAAACAAATCACTCATTAGTACGCCAAATACGCCAAGAAAATTTCCCATAGATTTGGCTGAAATAAGGTCTACAGCTTCTTTTGTTTCATCTGCTAGATCTTTGGTTTGTTCTCGTATAGATTGTAATATTTCTGAATATTCACACGAACTTTCAGAGGTTAAACCAAGTGCTGTTTTTACGGTAGTATATGTTTGATCTAAGGTAGGCATTATTTTATTAGTTGTTTAATTTCTTTTCCTAAGGCCGCTTTTCTAGTTCTCAGCTCATTTCCACTTATTCTTAGTTTTGATATAATTTGTCCAGATAATAGTTTTGGAGTGTTTCCCATTCCAAACGTATATTCTAATATTTTTTTATCAATATTATCTGCATCAAAATAAACAAATTCTAAAGCCTGTAATAGTTTTGGGTCTGCTGTAGTAGTATCTGAATAGAAGTAGAAACCTCCAGCATCAGAATCATCCTCGACAGTCATTGATAAATCTTTTCGAAGTTCTGATTGCAAACGCTCTATCTCAGCAATACTAACATGAAGGGCATCAGAGAGCTCTGCTTGTGTAGGTTCTCGACCTTTGTCAGCTTCTAAGTTTTCAAATATATTATGATATTTTCCAATCATTAAAGCTCGTGGTTCAGGGATGTGTCCTATGTTTTGATAGTTAGTCACAAATCTGCTTAGTTTTTTTAAACGATTAACTACATGCGTATTTAATTGAGTGTTAAACTGTTTAGGATTGTAAGTGTCTATTGCCTCTGAGGCCAGTCTTACTCCTTCTAATTCAACAGCTACTTGAGGCAATCCTGATCCAGCAAATCTCTGCGCCTGACTTCTTATTAGTGGCTTCAAAGAACTTAAAAGTTCCTTTTTTGCTTCCTGGTCCCCATCTCTATATAGTTCAAATAATCTTAATTCTTGCTCTTTTCTACCCATAGTTACACCTGATATTGTCTTTTAATGATTTCTAATTCTATTCTAATGTTTTCAAGCAAAACAGTTTGTCCTTGAAATTTTGAAAAGGCTTCATCACTTGCAATAGAACTAGCGTTAGTAGTATACTGTTCCCACCTAGTGCTCATATCTCCAAAAAAACTATCTAAATCAGAAGTACCACCTGTGAAATATTTATAAATTACAGGGGAAATCTCTGTACCATCTGAATCTGGGGCTATTCCAATTCTACTGCCAATCACTTGCCTTGCTGTTTCTATTTTAATTTCTATATCACTAGGAACAAAGGTAGTCACTTCAGACGATAATTCCAACTGTAGTTGACTTGGGCTTACGGTACTTAATCTACCTAAATACGCTAAAGATTCATTTCATTTACTAAAGTTTAATAAATTATCAATAGACTCTATTACCTCGTTCATGCTTCTAAAGTATTTTGTAATAATTGGATCGTCTGATAATGCAGGTATGTACATGCTTTCTAAGTCTTTTTCAGTCACCACACCTGCCAAACTTAAGGTATGTGTTGCGACTACTCAAGCCATAGAAAAGCTTGCCAATTTATCTCTACTAGCGTTGTGCTGTAATTGAAAATTTAAAGGATAACCATATATTAAATGATTAGCAATTCTCATGATTGCAATTCGTTTATTTTGTACAAGTTTTGTACCACGTATTACATCGTTGTATAGTTTTGTTAAACTACTTGCATGATAATATTTACCAGGAAAGAAAGCATCTTGACTTGCGTAGTCTACTACACTTCCTTGAAAATTATAGATTTTTACACTGTCATCGAAGAAAGAAAGAACCGGTGCATTTAAAGTTTCTGTAACCTGTGCCTTTTCTTTGAAGGAATAGTTAAAACCTGTTAAATAAAATTTATTAGTTCTATGTGTAATTTCCCCAGAATCGCCCAACACCATAATAGTGGCCCCAGCTTCTGTACTATCGTTAATAATTTCCTCTAAATCCGAAGGTCCTGTTTTTGGTTTTAATTCTGGAAGATTAGTATTTCCTAACAATCTTAAAGTATAATCTACATCTGGAAAATCATTAGTCATGGAGCCGCCGTTTTTTATATGTTCAGCCTTAGCACTCGGAGAGGTGGAACTATTAGAAGTTGGATATGAAAAATCTATCATTAAATTACTCCTATAGATTTAGTGTTTTGTTCTGCTATGAAACCCTTCATCGCCTCTTTGACGTGAAGGTATCTAGTTAAATTATACGGTTTAAAAATATCTGTATCAAGAGATTCTTTATCTATGTCACTTTGGATTGCCTTTTGAACATCTTCAGTATTGGTAAATATCTCCGAAGGTTTTTTGTAATCAGAGATAGTACCAGTTATGGATAAATAATTTTCATATTCTTTTTTAGTAAGTAAATTTCTCCAGTTAACCAACAACTGTGTTCTTTGTATATCAGATTGTTTATTTAAAATTCTTAGTTTATGAATAGATTTATAGATTAAATAATTATACTCATGTCCGATCGTTGCGGTATTTGAAAGCTGAAAAGCTTCAGTTTCTTGATTTCGTATGAGATTAAGAATTGACTGATCCAATCGACGGGCTTTATCGCTTGATAAATTTGTTAAAGCTGGGTGAGTTTTTAGAAGAGAATCTTTAAAAGTTAAAAATTCTTCTCTTTTACAGCCCTGACCAAGCAAAGCATAAGCATAAATATCCATACCAATCTTATCAAATCTATAAAGATCTGGATTGTATAAAACACCATCTAGTCCAGAATATGAATCTACACTATAATGGTTTATAAGTTCGTCCCCAGCACCTTTTTGTAAAAATAAATTGTTTTCTTCTTGATCAAATATTGGTCTTGGATTATTGAAAGCAATAGAGGATGAAATAGATCCCTTAGAATCTATAGTAGTAGTTATGGAAGAAATAATTGCAGTTATAGAAAGATCTTTTGTTAACACAACTCCAGGAAAACCTATCATTCGATATGGAGATCACTCACAAGATACAGAAAGCTGTCTACCAGAAAACCTACGTTTTAAATATTCTCTAGTGGTAAATTCCGTAATAAGCTTATAAGTGTCTTGTCCTGGTTTTAAATCTTCTTTTGTTATTAATTCATTTTCCAAGGCAGTAATAAAGTATCCAGGTACTTGTAGTATTTCAGAATGTATTCCTCTATACATTTCTTCGGCTGTGTAATTAGTATATCCCCCATCTAGTGCAGTTACAGAAGGAATAACTGTATATGGAGAGTATAACTGTTCTTTTCCTCCATCTTTGTTTATCCCAGGTAAATTAAATTCCATAGAACCGATCACACGTGTTGGCTCTCTATCAATGTCTCTTGAATATCCTACGCTTTTTATCTGCTCATCAAAAAACACATTACAAAGTGCTGGAGGAGCATTATCCATTTTTGGTAAAAGCAACATACGAAGAGGACCTATTTTTCCTCCATTGTCAGAAAAAGATTGTGGAACGCTAGTAAACGTAGAAGGCATAATTACTTTATAATGTATAGTTGTCAATAATTTCATTATGCCTTGAATCAAATATAGTTGTCTATTCGTTGGTTCAAAATCGCTTCTATTTACTATTTCTCTAAGTAAACTTAATTGAAAAGCACTGGCCGGATTTGGATTTGGAAATGCCACAACAGAATCCATAAGTTTGTAAGAACGAGAATTTACTCCAAAAGAAGTATCTCGTAATTCAAAATATTTAAAAATGGAATTAAGAAATTGTTGAAAATCTCCAGCTTCGGCGGGAGAGTCTTCTGATAACTGTTTCAATAACATATCAGTAAATCCAAACAAGTTTGATAAATTTTCAGAGTTCGTTACGGTTGACACAGTATTTTCCAATGCTTTTGTTTCATCGACATTTTTATTAATGGTCTGTGCCGCCACAGTGTCGACATCTTTTAAAATAAAGGCTTGCGTGTCTCCAGCCGCACTTCTAAAAGAATTAAGCACTATCGCATCGTTTGGTCAGGCTTTTGCTTTATAAATAGAAGCTAATAAACTTTGACAACGCAAAGAAATAGAAGAACTGTTAGAAGTTGTATCGTATCCAAATCCACTTACCTCTCCTTCAAATAAAAGTATTTTTTCTTTAATTCCAGTAAAAGGATTGGGCGCCGGACCATATAAATGTACAACTGTTTTAGCTAATATTTTTAATGCCCCAGATTTAGCCGGAAGCCTTATAGAAAGACTAGGAGGAGCCGATTCCGATTCATGTATAGTTACTGAACTAAAGGGAATTTTTATTCCCTCTAAATACAGTTCAAAATCTGTATAATCATTGATGAGTGGTTTTTTAAAGTCCATTGTTATTGTTTTATAGTTCTCAATGCTCTAGCGTCAATATCTACAGCGCTAGCTAAAATTTGTAATGCTCGTAAAGAATCTTGTCCGTCATCATTAGATGTTACTAAACTATTAGCAAGTGCCACGCCTTCGGAAGTTTCTGACAGTGCGTTTCTCACGATCTTTCGTTTACGCTCTTCCATAAGTGCGTATTCATCGAACAGATTGTCAACAGTCATTTCTTCATTGTCGAACATATCCGCGAAATTAGCGCGTCCTTTAGAGCTTAAAGTTTTATATACAAGATCTTTTCCAGAACCTAAAGAAGCTTGCATGTCGTGAGCTGTTTCGTTCATAAGTATTTTTAATCTATCTCCGTGCATCCATTCTGGTAGATGTCTGCCTATAAATTTAGCAGATTCTTGTAATATAGTATTTGCCTGTTCAAAATCAGCATCTACAGGCATATCGTCCAGTTCATAGCGATTTAAGGACTTTCTAAGAGCCCCGAATGCTTGTGCATACACAAACTCCTGATCTCCTCCAGCAAATCTCTTTGACATATGAATCATCCATTTTTCATACTCATCAAATGTTTGCTCGCCACTTACTTTTTCATAACCCTTAGCTATTTCCGCATAAGCGCCTTTAACTTCGTCAGTGTAATCCCCAGAAAGTCTTCTTCCATTGAAATCTCTTCATTTTTTAAATTTTGCATCCCTATCTTTAACAAAATCTGCCTTACTCACGCTAATTGCTGGCATACCGTCTTCTATATATTTCTTCGAGATATAATCATTTCTAGGGTCCATCAAAGATGTGTTACTTTCAATGCTAATGCGATACAATCTTTCACTTAAAGAAGTATTGCCTCTTAATTCCGAATCAATTATTTTTACTTGATAATCATTTAAGTCACTAAAATATACACCATACCTACCCTCTGAAACTGTATCATATAATTCTTCAGCTGTTTCGAATTCTTTATTACTTATAATTTCGTCTCAATTTATGCTTTTACGACCATAGTCTAGCAGTGAGCTCGTATATTCGTCAGAGGACAAATCAAGTTTGTCTGCCCCACTAAGCCGCCTTCCTACTCTAACATTTGATTCGAATAATTCTTGATTATACATTTTTGGAGCGTTTTTGTTGGATCGCAGTCCTGCGTTCATTGCATAATTTTCTCAACGATCTAATCCTCCGCCGTATTCCGAAATACCCTGATCAATTAGCTTTGAAATTCGGGCGTTTTGTTCTGGATTAGTAAGTTCTCCAGAGACTCTAGTTTTGCCTGTAAAAAAGTCTCCTGTTTTTTCTGCAATATTTGAAATAAAAGAACTAGTGCCTTCTCACAACCCTCCGCCAATTTGTCTGAATGGATTCGTTAAATAATTTGCACTTAACGATATGCCTGCCCCAATTGATCCAACTATTCCAGGTTCCATCTCTGCTTGTGTTTGGTAGGCTAAGTTAGCTGTTTTCATATGTCCTAACAGAGCCGCTCCTCCTCCAGAAGATTGTTGTTGCACTAAAAGTCTCGCAGCAGCACCGCTATGTCCCAAATTTCTCATTAAAATACCAACTATCGTATCTGAATCATGAGGCCCTGGGCTAAGTGTGTCTGCAATACTTACAGCTTTATCATAATCTGCTCCGCCTATTTCTGTGGGAGATAGACCACCAATAATACTTCCCTGATTAGCACTTAGTTTATAATAATTCTGTGGATCTTGGCCCAAATAAGAAGCTGCGTTTGTGTATAGTTGATTAAGATCTCCAGTGTATGAGCCGCCTCCTGCTATATTTGCTGCTTGAAGAAATCCTGCAGAAGATTCCCCATAATTTAAAGCATTGTTTGTAAGAAAATTAGCTGTGTTTGTTACGCCACCCATGTCAAAAACCATACTACGCTGAGCCGCGTTTCCTCTACTTAGCATGCCAGCTTCCACTGTTGCGGCAGCTGCAATGTTAAAGCCTGCAGCAGCTCCCATTCCAGTACCGGCCGCAGCCTGCATTCCTTGCATGCCCATACCAATTAATTCTGTACCAGTCATACCAGCAAGCCCGCCCATTACTTGCATATTTGCGGTAAAGCTAGTAACGTTATTTAAAGAGCTAACTCCTTTTTGTTCTAGCTCTCCCATTATCTTTGCGGCCTCTTCTTGGAAGATTCCAAGCTGTTTGGCTACTTGATTTGTGGTATCTAATACCTTTCTTATTTTAGTGGACATTTCTTCCACACTACCAACTCCTTGAAATCCACCTCCAGAAGCAAAAGCCCCTATGTTGGCTTGCATCATTTCACCTGTATAGCCGGTTGCTAAGTTGTCAAAGTTTCTTGGTGCCTGAACAACTTCAAGTGCCAAATCTCTAAACGCAGAACTATCTGAACTAAATCCACCTGCGGTAGCAAATCCTGCTAAATCTCTAGCGTATTCTTTACTGTCTATAGCATCCTTAGCAAGAATTTGAGTGAGTACATCGGCCCCCATTCCTACGCCCGCCGCTAGTAATCCCGCCGGACCCGCTACTCCGAAACCTATTGCTGCAGACAAAATTCCAAATTGATTATTAGCAACAGATTCTCCCATTTGCTCTGAGAAATGTTTAGCAGATTGTCTTCTGTAGTCCATTCTTGTAAGAGGATTAGATAGATCATATCCAGCACCAAACATGCCGGCAAGTGCAGCTCCTGTATTTGTCGGTAAGTTATGACGTTGATAATTTGGGGAAAGTTGAAAATCTGGAGTGGTTGGATTTAAAAATCCCAATCCAGCTAAATCTTCGCGGGCTTTAGCATAACCAAGCTGTGCTTGATCTATTACTTGCCCAACACTAGACGCAGCGTTACCTAACGAAGAGTTTAAGTTACCTAACAGTTCTCCTGGATTAAATCCACCTTGAGAGCCTGTAACGGCACCAACAGCGCTGTCAATTTCTTGTCTGGCTCTTTGCAGCTGTTCAGGTAAATCACTTGTGTCAAGCTGTACCTTATAGGTTAATGTTTCTTGTGGATTAGGTGGCATTATTTATCTCCTAAATACTTTTCTGATAGTTTTCGAATATCTGTGGAATCAAATTCTTTTTTCCCTACAGTATCTTTTAGTTTTTTAAAGGAAAAGGTCTTACCTTTAATATTCTCTTGAAAACCTTTAAAATCAGTTAAAAGATTTGCATCAGCAGATTCCTTTTTAGATTCTATTTTATCTGTTTTGGATTCAGATTTTCCTAACATTATTGTTTGATACTGTTCTAATAACTTTTCTAAATATTCAGTATCAGGTTCTTCCCCTCTCTGGGACATGATCCCAAAAAGATTTATTAACGTTTCTAAATATCTGGCATTATTTTCTTCTTCAGAATATCTTAATAAAACTGCTTCTCTTAGGCTTCCGGGTTCGCCGAGTTGGACTCCTTGGACGATTGCTCTGAGCCTGTTTCGAGTTCGTCCTTTACGAAAAAATGTTCTTCTACATTCTCCAAACCTAGAGCTGTTCGTAATTCTTTTTCTAAAGCACTTTGTTCTTTTATAAGCCTGTCTAATATACTTCCAGAAAGGGTTTTAAGAAAGTCTTCAGCCGCGTCAGCAGTTCCAAATGTTTTTGTCCCGTACTTTTTAACAGTGTATTTCAACATGTTACGGCTGTATTTATGAATCATATACCATTGACCGCCCGTTTCTTCGGGTATCGCCTTTTCAAGAGCAAGCTGATCCTCTGAGTTAATCGTAACTACAGTGACGGATAGCTTATCCGGTATTAAATCAAAGGTTTTTGTAGCCACTCCTGTGTTGAATACTTCTTCTAAGATTTCTTCTATTCGTTTTTCCATTAAAATTCCTTGGTTAATTAATAAAATAGTTATGTTATAATATAGCTTTTTTCGGAGACAAGTTCAATAGCAATATTTATATATTTTGGTATAAGAACATTAGAATAACCAGACTTAATATGATTATTTATTTATCAAATACAGCTTTTTTAACTGGCTTATCGCCAGAACTTGAGGAAGCGGTTAAGACAGAGTTGACCATTTCTAACCCTTTATTGAAAATGAAAGAAAATCTAGGGCTAAGTCTTTGGAACATTGCGCCTGTCTTAACTTATTATAAGAAAACAACGGAAACTGGAATTGAAATACCTATTGGAGCGCTGCCTACGGTTTTAGAACTTGCAAAAGCTCATAAGGTATTTATTAGAAAAGAAGATATAATAGATAAACGTGTTAGCAATATGCAAACCTCCTATTTTTCAACTTTAAAGTTTACAGGAACTTTACGAGACTATCAACAAAATATAGTAAACGCCTGTGAACCAAAAACTGTCGGAGTAATTGAAGCAATGACTGGCTCTGGTAAAACCATAACCTTTGTAGCTCTAACTCTTAAAAAGAAAGAAGCTACTCTAATTTTAGTAGATACCATCGAATTGGCAACTCAAACAAAAAAGGCTTTTCTCAAATTTACTAACATAAAAGAAGAGCAAATAGGATTAATTGGGGACGGTGTTCTCAATTTAAAGCCAGTTACAATTGCTTTACACCAAAGTATGGCTAAAATGAATGACGAGTTGTTTAGCTTATTAAGCAAAACATTTGGAATGATTATAGCAGACGAGGTTCACATCTGCCCTGCAAACACTTATTATAAAACTATGACACATTTAGCGGCTAAATATAAATTTGGATTTAGCGCTACGCCCGAAAGAGAGGATGGGCTTACTAAAGCTATTTTCTGGTCTACAGGCCCTCATATACATAAAGTGCCTCCCGAAGCATTAAAAGAGCATTTAATAAAACCTAGCATTGAATATATTAAAACGTCTTACTGGTATCCTTTGATGACGACTCAAGAGTACCAAGATTTATTAAGCGATATGGCTATCGATGAAGATCGTAACACGCTAATATTAAAGACCTTAAATGAAGACTACGCAGATAATTTTGTAGTAATGCTTTGTGCTAGACGTAGTCAGGTACATTATTTTTATGAACAATTAGGACCAGAACGTGCAGTTTTTATGCTTTCGAAAATGCCAAAAAAACAAAGAAAAGCGGCCATGGAACAAATTTTAAACAAAAAGGTTAAAATTATGATATCCACATATGGGCTTTTCAGTAAAGGCATAGATGTACCACACCTAGAAATAGGAATGTTATGTGCACCCATAGTGTCTAAAGTAAAACTAACGCAAACATCCGGCCGCATAATGCGCCCAGCAGAGGGTAAAACTTTCTCTAAACTGGTTGATTTTTATGATCCCAAAGTAGAGTTATTACATACCCAATATTATAGAAGAAAAAGAATTTTTAAAAACATCGTAAAGGAAGATTAATGAATAAAAAAATAAACACGTTCACAGACGATAATCCAGAGGCAGTAATGTTAATCGAAAAAACAAGTCCTTGCGTACCTGCGGGATTGTTGACCGGAGCATTAACAACTGCTGATGACGACAAGCAAAAATATGCTTGGCCAGACGACATAATCGAATTATGTGAAAATCTCATAGACACGGCAACTTCTCTAAAAGATGACAAAGGCAATATTAACGCAATTGGTCTTGCAGCTCCTCAAATTTGGGATAAGCCAGAAGAATCATGTCCATCAATTTTCTTAATGCGATGGCCAACATTTTCAGATAAGCAAATACATTGGGGTTGGAAAATAATAATAAATGCAACAATTATATTATCTGGTAAAAAGGTGAAGAGAATGGAAGGCTGTTTAAGTCTTCCTGGTCAAACATACAAAGTAATTAGAAGATCGAACGTAGTTTTAACTTACTACGAACTTGATTCTAAAGAACCTAAAACAATTAAATTTTACGCAGCCGCAAGTATAGCTCCGTTTATAGTGCAACATGAGATGGATCACTTAAATGGTATACTTATCTGCAAGAACAAACTAAAATAAAAGAAAAGGTAGGTAATTCCCTATGATTAGAAAAGATTCCTTTAGACTTGGAAAACCCGATTTTGAGGAAATTCAAAAACAAGAAAAGTTAGAGAAGAATCTAACACCAGCGCAACTACAGGTTAGAAAGCAAACTCTCAAAGGAATGAAACCCATTACTTTGTTCATGTCATGCTCTGGAGTAATGATTGCACAACCTAATACACCTGAAGAATGGCAGGATGCCAGAGAGTACGGAGACATTTGGGTTGACAAAGCTTTTGTGCCAAGACCAAGAGCTAGATAATGGCCGATAAAATAAACTACGACTTCGATGAGGTCGAAAATAGTCCGGGAGTAATTACAGAGCAATTTCCCGGACTACAGATAATGGAATGTTGCGGAAACTGTAAACATTTTTTTTACGCTAGACAGAAAGAGCGTAGAGGATATTGTAGACGAAATGGTTCTAAAGGTCCCAAAGGAGTACACAATAAAGTAATGGCGGAATACGCTGAAGAGCATTGGCCCAAAGTGCATGTCACAACGAAATGTGATGAGCATAAAATACGAAACCCATACTTTAGTCTTGGACTAGTTGCAACTTGGATGGGCAAAGCTTTTGGAATTGACAAATTACCACTTGAATAATTATGGACACTTTAAAACACATTGCGAAAAACTTGGAAGCATACGATCTGAAAGTATATGCTTGCGGGGGAACTGTTAGGGATCTTTTACTAAAGAAGACTCCTTATGGGTTAGATTTTGTAGTTTCAGCTACTATGGAAGTATTGCAGAAAAAGCTGAAAAATATTATTATAAGTATTAATCCTTATAACACTTCTATAACTATTCGTTTAGGAAAAAATATAGTTAATCTATATCCCTTGAAAAAGGTCACACTAAACAATACCTACTATAGTCAAACTTTTACAGATTCATTATTGGAAGATTCGAATTCTAGAGATTTTACTGTTAATGCTATGTATTACGATGTCCAAAAGGATGCTGTAATAGATTTTCATGACGGTCAAAAAGATTTGAAAAACAAAATAATTAGATTTGTTGGAGATGGAAATGAGCGCATAATGGAATCTAAAATACGATTGATACGCGCACCCATTCTAGCAGCTATATTAGGACCTGACTGGAGAGTAAATTCCGCCACCCTTCAAATATTGAGCCATAATCGCTTAAAAATTGTTAGCGCACATACTCGCCAAATTGCAACAGAGTTGAAAAAACTACTTACACGTTGTGTTAAACCGAGTCGTTGTTTTGATATGTTACTGAACTTTAAACTATTGGAAGAGTTATTTCCAGAACTTTTAAAAACACGTTCCTTAGAACAGTCCAACAAAAGTAAGGGTATGACCTTATACGATCACATTATGCTAACACTTGACTGTGTTCCTATTGGAAAAAATAACACAGTATTGATACGCTTAGCAGGGCTTCTGCATGACATAGGCAAACCCCACACATCGGTAGTAACTGAAACTGGGCAGCATTTCTATAATCATGAAAACGTAGGAGCATTGTTAACTGAAAGAATCCTATACAGATGGGGCTTTTCAAAAGATATAAGTAACACAGTAATATCGTTAGTGAAAAATCATTTATTTGATTCAAGAAAGATTTCCTCAACCGCTTCTGTGAAAAAGTTTATTGCCAAAATTGGCAGTAAAAATGTACACAACTTATTAGATTTGCGCATTGCAGATCGAAAGGGTAGCGGTAGAAAAAATATTTCCATGAAAAGAGTTCACCTTTTAAGAGATCGTGTAAACAAACAACTCTCTAATTATGCTCCAGATAACTTTAAACTAGAACTAAATGATTATAATATCACACAAATTTTGGCAAAAAAATATGGAGATTTATCATCTGAGACCTTGACTTCTGCCAAAAATTTCTTAAAATTAAAGGTGCAAATAGGGCGATTGGAAAACAGAGTTTCTAATCTCAAAAGAGCTCTACATAAGGTTGCTAAAATTGAGTGCCCTCTCGGTAAAAGCCATCTTTTCGACACGTGGTCTGCCGTTATGACAGACTCTGCTGATTTAAATAACCAAAACAATTTAAGTTGTGGAATTTTTTGCAACTTTTTATGTAATAAAAAATATTTATCCAAATAAAACTACACATGGATGTACAAACAGTAAAAAAACTATTTGTCCATAGAAGCGACGTATATACTATTCAAGCTCCAAGCGGTGCGTATCATAAGATGCTAGAACCAATAGACGACGAGGTAATACAGGCGCACTTAAAGGGACAACAAACAATTGGTTTATATCAATTGCTGCCAATTGAAAATACAATAAAATGGGCAGTAGTTGATATAGATGTAAATAAACGAATATGGTCTAAAAAAGATTTTAACGTAGAAGACTGGGAATCAAGACTTTTTGAACAGGCTGAACGAGTTAAAAGATTGTTTACAGAAAAAAACATACCAAGCTATATTGAGCATTCTGGAAATAAAGGTTACCATATTTGGGTATTCTTCGATATACCTGTAAAAGCAGATATTGTTAAAACAGGTATGAATCAATTATTTAATTCAATGGAAAAAGTTGATGAAGATATTGATTGGGAGCTTTTTCCAAAACAAAGTGCAGTATCAGAAGATGACTTCGGAAATCTTGTAAAGGGGCCAAACGGGTTCCACCATAAATCTAAAAAGTATAGTAAATTCTTAGATGAAATAACTTTAGATACTATAAAGTATGCTAATGCTAATTTCTTCGTTAAGAAGGAACGTCCTTATTTAAATATTTTAAATAGATGTTCCGCAATAAAAAATACCTGGGATCTTTGTTTAAAGAATAGAGAAGCTCCAAATTTCTTTAGAGAAGTTGTAGCCTATCTGTTTTTAAACGCAGGTGACGAGGCAGAAGAGTATTTGATTCAGGAATTTTTTAGTAAATTAGAAAATTATGATGATAAGAAAACTAGAAGACACCTTACCATTATGAAAAACAAAATAAGGGGTGAGGCGCAAGAAACTGGATATTTGCCAATTCTTTGTGAATCTTTGCAAGATGCGAAGTATGGAAATATATGTCCAGGTCGTTGCAGTGCTATAGGAGCTGCCAAAAGCCCAATAGCTTTTTATAAGTGGGCTGTTTCCGAGACTAAAACACAAACCGATGTTGAAGGTGCGGTTATTAATAAATTAGACTTTATTTTTAAAGCTAATAATGCTTACTTTGAAAGAATACCATCAAGAGTAGTAGGAGAGCCTCCTGCTATTAAACAACTATCAAACTTCACAATCGACTTAGATGAAGTTAGAACTATTGTTGATGGAATGGACACTACGGTTACCTTTTACGGAGAGATTAAAACACAGCAAAATAAAATAGAACCCTTTGAAATTGCGGCTGAAGATTATGCATCGACAGAAAGATTTAAAGCAGCTGTATTGAAAACAATACCGCCAGACAGTTTGCTGGCTTTAGATATTGCAGCAATTCAATGTGGAATTCAAAAGTATTCAAATACCAAAGCGATAACCATTTTAAAATCGTTTGGGTTTGACACAGACATCGATAGTAAACAATATCCTACTGCGTATAGAACGCCATCTGTTATAGTTACAGCTGAAGGTGTTAAACCAAATAATGATGTAATTGTGAGCCTTGATGGGGAGCAGTTTGCTGAATCTTTAGATTTACAAATCTTAACAGATACGCAATTTTCCACTGTAAAAAAACACATGAGAGATGACTTATTAAATCTCGCTGATTTCGAAATAGCGCATGGTGCGTTAGCTTATACATTTATGCCTATTGTTTTTCCTTTCTTAAAAGAAGCTGGAGATTTCTCCAGATTCCTTTTATTTGTAAGAGGAGAAACCGGTAGAGGTAAATCTTATTTAATGGGAGCATTTCAACACTTTTATGGAATCTTTAAAAACGTACCTACATGGTCCTCAACTCCAAACAGTTTAGGAAAAATAGGTTATTACTATAAAGATGCTATGTACTTAGTCGATGATTTTAAAAAGAGCGTATTCACTTCACCAAGTGCGTACACTTCCGCATTAACTATGTTGCAGAACTTTGCAGATAACACTGCTCGATCTAGAATGAATCGAAATCAAAATGTGGGTACTACTTACATAATTCGAGGCTGGTTATCTGTGACAGGAGAGGATACTCCGTACGGAGAGGCTTCTAACTTAGCGCGCTTAGTATCTTTAAACTACAACTCTCCTAAACGAGAGATAGCGAGAGGGCAAAAAGTTCAAAAGTTTAAGAAGCTATATTCAGGAGTAACTGCAAGATTCATACACAGAATTTTTAACACTCCTGTCGCTAGAATTGAAAAAATATATTATGATGCACTTGATGAGTTTTACAAACTTATTGAAGGACAACCTAATGACATACGAGTAGCCAGAAACGTAGCCCTATTATACACTAGTTATAAATTTATTAGTGATGAATTATGGTCTACTAGAGAAGCTAAAGTCAACCAAGACAAATTTAAAGAACTATTTAAAGAAAAAATAGTAAGCATTGTAGAAGAAGCTGCAAGCGAGCTATCTTCCGAACGTCTACTTAGCGTAATTAGAGAACTAATGGCAAGTGATCGAATTAGATTACAAACCAATGCACAGAACGATGTTGAAAAAGATAACCGTACGCCTGTGGTAGGTTTTTGGACTAAAAATGAATCAAAAGATTTTAATACTCCACATTTTGTTAGTGGATTACTGTTTAACGAAGTTAATAAGTTTTTACGACAATCTGAAGAACCTTTAGCACATACACCTAAAGCTATATTAGCTGAGATGTTTGAAGCTAAGCTAATTTACGACGCAAATAAAGTACGCACTATGAATGGGAAGAGTGTGAGGTGCTTTACCTTAAAACCAGAATTACTAACATAATGAAAATCAATTTCTTATACAGCAGTAGTAAGGGTAATTGTACTGTAATAGAATCTGACACTGGAACTGTTATCACAATAGATGCTGGAGTCAGTTATAAAAAAATAGTAGAAGCATACGGCGAAGCACTCGTTCCGAAAGCGTTATTTATTACACATGAACACGGTGATCACGTGACAGGGGCAGGGATACTTGCCAGAAAATCACAATGTGCAGTGTTCATGCCGAAGCAATCTTATCTCGTTAAACCTACAATATTTAAAAAATGTGCCATTCTTTCTCACATAGAGGGAGGGGAACAAGTTATTGTAGGCGATTTAACAATCACCGCTTTTAGCACACAACATGATTCTAAAGCAAGTGTTGGATTTATAATTAAAGAGGGTGATAAGAGATTTGCGTATATAACAGACACCGGAAGCATTAGTAAGTTAATGCAAGTGTGTGTCGCTGGATGTGACGCCTATTTTATTGAAGCCGATTACTCAGAAGAACTACTATGGAAACATGAAGACTACACTGTCCTACTTAAGGAGCGAATTGCGAGCCCTTTTGGGCATCTAAGTAACACACAAACTATGGAATTTTTAAATAGTTTAAACTTAGACGAGCTTAAGTGGGTAACTGTCGGACATCTGTCCGAAAACACTAATTCTCCAGAATTGGTAAATTCCTTATTTAGGGAGTATTTTCCATCATATCTGGATAAATTGCACATCGCTCCGCAAAAGAATTATTTGACACTATAACCAAAAATAATATGGATCATATTTGTTTCGACATAGAAACAATTCCGCAACAAGCTCCCCTGTCAATTATACAGGAAGAGGAGTTGGAAAAAAAGATGCAATGGCGCATCGCTTCGACGACCACTCCAAAGGAATTAGACGAGCTCAGAAGAAAGACTATGGGTACTAATCCCTACTTTGGTGAGATTGTTTGTATAGGAATGTACCGCAAAAATAATACCTCAGGAAAAATGCAAGAAGGTGAAACCGCTTTAGTGGGCACTGAGACACAAATTCTAGACAAATTTTGGAGCATTATATCTAAGTTTAATGGAACTTATATAAGTTACAATGGTTTAGGATTTGATGTTCCATTTATTAAAGTACGTTCGATGATTAATACAATAAAACCTACGAACACTAATTTTCTAAATACAAAAAGATTTTCAGCCTGGCCGCATCACGATGTTGCCATGTTGTTAGCTGATTGGGACAAGTTTAAAATGGTATCTCTACGACTCGCTTGTGAAGTGATGGGAATACCTTCCCCTAAAGAGGGTGAGATAAAAGCAGAAAATGTAGAACAAGCATTTAAAGATGGAAACATCCAAGGAATCGCTGACTACTGTTCTGCTGATACTAGAACGACTTATCAGCTTTTTGATTTACAAAGACAATATATGCCTAAAACCAAATATTAAAATGAGCTTATTTAAAAAAGCAGAGAAAAAGGCCGAAAGACTAAAAATGTATATTTATGGAGAAGCGGGAACTGGCAAAACAATTACCAGTCTTCATTTTCCTAACCCTGTAATGATAGATACTGAAAAAGGTACAGATCATTATGGAGAAGTATTTGATTTCCATAGAATGAATACTTGCGATCCGAAAAAAGTTATGGCAGGTATTGAAGAATTACTCGAAGATCCTCAAGATTTTAAAACAATTATAGTTGATCCGTTTAATAACATTTATAATGAAATTGAAGCTAATTATGTTAAACGTAAAAAAGCAATGTTAGGTGTAGAAGAATACGAAATTCAACCGAAAGATTATAAGCACTTC